TTCCTTTCAACGATTTTTATCATTATATGATCCCCTTACTCGTTGAAAAAACAATTTTCCTCTTTGGCTTCATACCTGCAACTTTTAACTCAGCCTTAATTCGTTGTCTTAAATTCAATAAATCATTTATATCTACTTCTGCATAACGGACAACATGGTCACCATATGCAATTGATACTACTCTTTCTCCACTTTGTAGCTTCTTTATTGCTTGTTCAACTTGAGACAAATACTCTTCGTTATACATTTTCCAACCACTTACTCTGTCTTACTTTTTTAGGCTTTTTACTTTCCATTTTTCCACTCAAACTATTCCATTTACTCTCTGGCCATCGATCAATCCCAAGTGCAATAGATGCAGCTCTGGCATAAATCCGGCAATCTAGTACCTCATTTCTTTCTCTTACCTTTTGCCACTCTTGTTTGGTGTAGCCTTTTACTACCTTGCTGACTAATTGCTCTGCCGTTAGCTGTTTGAAATATTCAGGTGCATACTCCGGAAAATGACAGTATCCTACTGGAGCTTCTTCACCTTCTTTTAAAATATTAAGCAATTGAAAAAGCTCTGACTTTAATATCGATACTCCTACTGGCCAGAGCTTTATTCCTCTTTTCAGCTTTTGCCCTCCAACTGTTATATCAACTCTACTTGGGCTGCTAAGTGGCACTAGGGCTTTATTTACACCTTTCACTGCCATTACTCTTCCAGATCCTTGATGACTTCTCACCCAGTTGTAAACTTCCTGCGTTGCATACCCTGCATCAACTGCCATCATGCTTATCATATATTCAAGACCATTTTCACCGATAAAATGATGATTAAGTAATTCTGAAAGCTTTCCCCATACTTCCCTACCTCCTGTATCTCCTTCAAATACTTGGTAGTCTATTGACCAATTTTCTCTGCCTTTTCCCCAGGCTACAACTTCTACTTCTAAACGATCTTTTTGAACATCTACTCCTGCTGTGAGAACTACTTCGCCTTTTGGTACTGTGCCTACGGGAAAAAATTCTCTCCTGTTAAATAATTGCTTCCAATCGGTACTTCTCCTTTGTCTACCCAAGTTTCTCCTAAAGTGGTATTTATCCAAACTTTTAGTAATTGTTCACTTTCCTTTGCATGGAGAAAATCCTCTACTGCTTGTTGCCAACTATACCAGCCAACTGGACTATAAAGACTTGAAAGATGAAATCCTTTTTTCTCACCTTTTACTCTATTAGTAGGCCTCCATTCTCCACGCTCAAGCATCTCTGTCTTTTGATGATTTTCTATCTTTTTACCACATTCTATACATATATAGTGTGCTGTATTTGGATTTTTATCTTCCCATTTTATTTGTGACCATTTTAATATTTGGTAATAATTACAATGCGGACATGGTACAAAAAAATATCTCTTATCTGTTGCTTCAAATTCTTTCTCAATTCTGCTTATTCCATGGTGTTGATACTAAAAAAATCTTTCGCCGTGCAAATGTATTAGTTCGAGCAATACTGAGCAGTACTGGATCTCCTTCTCCACCTGAGTCTCCTGGATAGGCGTCTATTTCATCAAGAAAGAGATATTTTACTGGCATAGATCGGAGGCTTACACTGCTGTTTGCTCCGGTTATTACTACTATTCCACCTTGAAATTCCTTACTCTGCACAGTATTGCCTGAGTCTCTTGACCTTGGGTCTTTTACTTTACTTTTTAAACATGGCGTACTCTCTATTAACGGCGCAAATCTTCCCTTTGACCAACGTTTTCCCACTTCAACTGTTGGCTGTACTACTAACATTTGGCCAGGAGTCTGATCTATAATATAACCTATCCAATTATTTCCTGCTTCTGTTCCCCCAATCTGCACTCCTTTCATGAATACTATTTTCTCTGCTGGTGAGGACGGAGAAAGTGAATCCATGATTTCTTTAAGGTATGGCGTTCTCTCTGTTCTCCATTTACCTGGCTCTGATGCTGCAGTTGGGGCTAAAACTCGATACTCATTCGCCCACTCTGATACTTTAAGTTGCGGATCTGGTCTAAACCTTCAGAAAATGATGTTGCGTATATCATTGTCTGCATCTACTCACAATTGCAACATCATTAACAGTAGAACTACACTCCTCCAATTCCATAAACATCTTTTTCTGAAATTCCTTTTCTATATATCTTTTGCTCATCTCACTTACCATTATTGCTACAACAAGCGCAAATATCCCTGTTATTGTTGCAAAAATGATTGCACTGCTTATTGTTGCTGCTGTTAAACCTATATATGCTGCCATTGCTACTGCGCTAACTGTAATACAGATGCAGATAATATTATTATGTTTTTTCATCCTTTTATCTGCTATTTCTCTCTGTGCTATATATTTATTATGAAGGGTTGGAAAATTAACAACGGTATCTCTGCAGAGTAACGCTCCATTTTTTTCATTAAATAAAACTTTTAGTAATTCTAAACTATTTGACTTGATTGCTAAGTGCAAAACAGGTGTATAGTTTGCTCCTTTTTTCAGTAGTAATTTTACTACATGTAAATGTCCTTTTTCTGCAGCAAGGTAAATCGGTGATAGACCTTTATTATTTACAATATCAATATCGATTTCTTCTTTTAAAATTGTATCTACAACTCCTCTTTGTGCAGCTAAATGTAGTAGACTATTCTTTTCAGAACCGTATTTATTACTCATCAAAGCCTTCTTTATCTTAGGTTTAGCGTAATCAAATGGTGTCTTACCGCTATCGTCTTTTACCAGAGGGTCTATATCTTCTCGCGTTAGTAAAACTTCTATTGTTTTAAGTCTTTCAGCGTAATGTAGTGGTGTTCTATTTTCGTAGTCTTGCAAATTGACTTGAGCATTAGGCTCCTTTATTAAGCATTTCAGAATATCAAGACATAAATCTCTTTCATCGTAATTAGTATTACTTACAGCTATATGAACAGGTATTGAGTTTTGTCCCATGCGTGCACTATTTACATCTGCTCCAAGCTTCAGCAGTAACTTTACTATCTCTAACTTTTTATTATTAACTGCATAGTGCATTGGTTCGTGCATCAAAGACATCTATTTCAGCTTTTCCTTCTCTTATCAAAATCTTTACAACTTCTGCATGTCCTATCCCTGCTGCTAGATGTAATGGAGTATGATGCAGAGCATTTCGTACATTAACATCAATACCCTTTCTTATTAAATATCTAACGGCATTAATTTCACCTATCATTGCAGCTAAGTGAAGTAAACTATCTTGTTCTGATCCGTATTTGTTATTAATTAGCGCTTTCAATATTTCTGCTTTTTTCCCTTCTTTGGCGTAATCAAGAACCATCATTATCTTCTACAAAAGGATTAATATTCTTTTTCGTAAGCAGCAGATCCACCATGCTTAAATTCTATAGCACAATGTAGTGGTGTCTTTCCATTTAATCCTCTGACATTAACATCTACTCCCGGTTGATTGATGAGACATTTTATTAACTCTAAACTTAGCCATTTTATATTCAAAATCTTTTTATATTTGAAATTTAGTGTTAGATAATTCTTGTAATGAGTTTGTAATCTCTTCGGTTAGCGCCATATGAATCTTTTCAGTGTCACTCAGTGATGCAAGTAGTGCTGAAACTCTATTCGGAATATTAAGCAAATTATTACGGACAACTCTTGCTACATTAAATGCTTCGCGCTTTACTTCCTCTACTGCTACAAGTTCACCAATCTCAGCTTTTGCCTTTGCCTCAAGCAGTTTACCTCGTTCCATTTCATTTTTTATTCTAGTTTTTAGCAACATCGTGGAAAGGTTACTTGTATTTTCGTTTTCTGGATTTTTCCTCCTCAGTGGCTGACTTGGATCTCTTATTGCCGCTACTGCTTCATTTGCTTGTTCTCTATTGATCAAACCATCCTCCAACTTAACTATTCCTTTTTTACTAAATAACAGACATATTGCTTTGATACTCCTATCTCTCTTGCCCATTCTGTTTGCGTGATTTTCACTTTTTTTTGCCTATTTTTTACGAGTTTTCTTCTTGAGTCTCTGAAAAGGTTTTGCCAGTATCAGCAATTCCCTACCTGTTTATACTTGCCAATATTTTAGAGATATTTTACTAGCATAAAGCGGAGTACTCCGGTTTATAGCTGCTTTCTTTTTATATAGTGAAATTTGTCTATAAAAGTTCTTTCAACTAATACTATAAATTACATCTTTGTAGTTATGAGATTCAACCACTACTTGCTCTAGCGTTAAACTGCTGCATTTAGCATCTTTACTATGGTTTTCTTCAAGCACTTTTGTCCTTGCTTCCTTTATTTCCTCAATGAACTTTCCATTAACTTTTTCTGGTTCAATTCTTTCCTCACAATATACAAGATTTGTGCAATTTGTTTTTCTGTAGTAATGTAGTCCAAGGAATATCACTGATAGTGCAAGTATACTCGAGCCTACAAGTAGTGATAGCCCTACGTTATTAATCAAAGCGTTCTGGTAAAACTTCTGTACACTATTAATACCACCTTCTACATACAGTAATAAAGGCCATACTATATTTGCAGCAACCAAACTGCTTAATACTGACTACTACGACAATGTTGTAAATTTTGACCTTTTTCATTGTTATGTTCTGTAGAATGAGATATATCTTTTACTCGAAACACTATATTTACTTCTTCAATATCAACTTCAATTCGCTTAACTAATATTCTGATAACATTACGTTTAGTTAGCCAATCTAAATCATCAAGCTTTGATTTAATATTGGAAAAAAACTCTTCTAAATTGGTTACAACGAGAGTTAATTCTTGTTGTAGATTTTTTCGATTGAATATTTTTTTCTTTTCCTCTTCAACTATTTTTAAGCTCTGTTTTGCTGCTTTAATTCGTGGTTCAAATTCTTCTTTGCTAATATACCCTTGAGTATAGCTATCAATAAGTCTTGAAATGCCTTGTTTCAGCTTATCATCTTGTTTTTTAAGTGAATCAGTTATTTGATCACATGGTGATTTTTGAAGTTCTGAAAGCCTACGCTGATATTCCTTTAAAATTCTGTTTGGATTTTTTAATAGGCTTTTAACTTCTTCCCACACAGCTGTCTCTAATGTAGAAGCACGAATTGTTTTACTATTACAAATCTTATTACCAGCAAAACGGTAAGCATCTGCGCCAATACAACGATAACATTTTTTTTGAGACTTGCCATATCTTTTAGCATAATAAGAATACTGGCAACGCTTGCATACCAATAAGCCTTGCAATAGATTAGTTGTTCCTATTTGTCTTGCTCTTTGCCTTTTTGCGTTCTCAGCTAATTGCTTTTGAACTATATCAAACAAATCTTCATCAACTATTTTAGGTACTGGAATGTAAATCCAATGTTCCCTTTCAACACGATAGGTAGAACTATTCTTTTTAGGTTGTTCACAGGAATGTTTGTATGGTCTTATTTGCGGCAGCTTTGCACCTACCTTTGTTTTACCAAAAGCTGCTTGTCCTTTATAGACAGGATTTTTTAGTGTACCACAAAGCGTGCCTTTATTCCAGCATTTTCCCTTCGCTGACATGATAGACATGGTATTTAGCTGGCGACATACTTCTCCAGCACTCATTCTTTCTCTGCCTATCCAAGAAAATAGCTTACGAACCACTTCCGCTTCTTCTTCATGAACTTCAAACCGAGCTTGCCCTCCTTCCATCTGTTTATTTATATAACGGTAGCCGTAAGGAGCTCTACACATTACATTTACACTACCTTTTTTAGCTGCATAAATTTTTCCTCGACGACATCTTTCAGTAATCTTTGTGTGTTCATATTCTGCTATCATACCTTGCATTTGTAACAATAAATGAGCTTCTGGACTATCATTAATCTGATTATTTAAAAAAATTACTTCTACTTTTGCTTTCTGTAATTCTTCAAGTAAAACCATCTGATATGCATATTTACGCGATAAACGATCAGGAGAATGAATATAGATTATGTCAATTTTACCTTCTGCTACTTTATTACGTAATTTTTCTAAGGCAGGACGAACTAAATTAGATCCACTATAGCCATTATCAACGAATTTATGTTCATCTAGCAATTCATGCCCATCTGCTTTAATTTTATTTTCTAAAGCTGAAAGTTGACTTGCAATCGTATTCTCTTGTACTTGTTTTTCTGAAGAAACTCTTGCATATAAGCTTACTGTTAACATTTGATCCTCCTTGAAGTTCTTTTTTATTTGCATTTACTGAATACTTTAGCACTGGCATTAATTTTGTGTAGGCGTCTAATAAATATACCTCTGCCAACCTATCAGGTTCATAACTAACTCGTATGGCAAATCTTTCTTTACTGTTCATAACATTCCATTTAAATAATATGCTCATTATTAATCCACTACATTAAAGCTGATAATTAGTTCGTCATTAGCGTCATAAATAAATGGAGCTCTTACTTTTGGACATAAAAGTTTTCTGGAAATACTTTTTTCAAGTTTTAAATTGTTGGCAACATTGTCGTAGGTG